TGCCTATACGGCATTGGTAGGCGGCATTTAAGATATTTTCAAAGCTGTAAATGCGTTCAAAAGAGCAGCCGATTGACGCGTCAATCGGCTTGATTTTTGTTTCAGCAATGGCTGAGGCGACTACATCCTTTTCATTGTTGCACTGGCAGCATCCCGTAGGATGTTTGCTTCTGGCGTAATCAAGAGCTGGACGGAAACCGATGCCGCTGCTCGCACCCGAGCGCGGATTGTTCAAGTTGAGCGCACCCAGTCCGGCGTTCGTGCCGTTGTTCCAGTTGCCACCGCGGATAGGGAACCGGTCCCGCATATTCATAATGCAATCGCCTGTTGTTTGGCTTTAACAGACTTTATCCAACCGCCTATCATGCGACCTATCTCGACGAGTTTTTCAATCCATATCTGATACTTTTTAAGATCGACATATCGCAAGTCTTTAGCCAGCCTTACCTGGCGTTTAAGAATTGATAACTCAATATCAAGTTCGGTGAGCGTGGTCTTTTTGTGATAACGCTTAAAAGCTGTGATAACTAAACGCTGCAATTGCAACATAGACAAACGAATTTCAGCGCCCAGTACATGTGTTTCATGTTTAGGGAACTGCTTCAATGCTTGATAGCCGTACAACAACATTTCTCGGCATTTATCTTCAATAAGTAAGGCGGTCAATCTGCCTCCAAGAGCAAGAGAACAGCTGCGCTATCGCGCAGCACACAAAGATTCAGACTTCACTACACAAAGAAAGCTGGACGGAAACCGATGCCGCTGCTCGCACCCGAGCGCGGAGCGCTCAAGTTGAGCGCACCCAGTCCGGCGTCCGCGCCGTTGTTCCAGCCGCCACCGCGGAACGGGAACCGGTCGCCGTAGTTTCTCGCGCCAATGTAACCACCAACGTTAGCCGTAGTGGCCGATTCAATTAACAATTTGCGCAATAGCTCGTTAGGCACGTAACCCACGGCCTTAGTAATGGCCGCAAAGTGCGAGGCGGTTAAGTATGGGTAATCGTTTGAATCGTCATTCATCGGGCCGTTGCGCTTAGTCACTGCATTGCTGAGGATGGGGGCGCCAGCGCTGCCCGTGCCAGTTTGGTTGTCGGTAGGTGAATCAAAATAGGCTGCGTGTTTGTGCCAGTTGGCTTCCGCCACGGCTGGGTTATTGTCCAGCGTGGTAATAATCTGGCCATCGTCTAGCTTCATTTGATCTAACCACTCCCAGACGTTGCCCACTAAATCACACACGCCAAAATTAGTATGGTCATGGTTCCAAGTTGATGGGCCTTTTCCGGTGTCTGTTCTACCTGTTCCGCTCACGTCCCCTGGTGCGCCATTGTCAGAACGCCGAGCGGTTTCCCATTTCTTCTCGTGCGAGCGACCATAGTTTGTATTGCCACGGGGCACAGTGCCGTTGGCGAGAGACCACAACGCAATCGCAGCCCATTCATGCACTGACATCATGTGCCAATTTGCACCTTTGCGCGTGCACAGCTCTTTGGCTGCATCGTAGTTAACGGATGTGCGCGGCTGTACGCCACCAATAACGGCACTGCCACCATTGGCTGTTGAGGCTAAATATTTGCCGATTAATATCTCGCCGCGCGGTACGCCGTTAGTCTGGAACGCAGGGTGAACCCCAGTGCCAAGGTTTAGGTCAGTTAATCCCAAATCCTCGATATTGAAGCGTGGGATCACGACCATGATATTTGGGTTCCCCTGAGCGTCATATACCACGGTATTGCGACCACCAGAATTGTGTTCGATGGCTTTTTTGTAGCCGTCGGTGGCGATAATTGTCAGTCCGGCTGCTTTTTGGTCATAGGTTGATTCGACCTTAGCAATGGAGTCATTGGTTTTTTTATCGATAGCCGCCATCTTGCCAGCGACTTCTTGCGATAACGCCTGTGATGCGGCAGTTTGTGCAGCGGACGCGACTTTTAGCCCCGCAATTTCTTCAGCAATTGAACTCATACTGTTCCCTCTAGTTGTCGAATACGCTCACTGAGTTGCATGTTCCAGTGAGCATTTTTAATAACTGCCGCCGCATTGTGTAAAAATGCTGCACAGCCCGCGATAAACTCTTTGTCTAAAATCAGGTTGAGGTTTTCAGCGCCCACAACCACAGTGATGCTGTCTGTCGGTAGCGCCTCAATATTCAACGTAAACCACTGCACCACTTTTACCGATGGGGTTCGGTAGCCCAGCGTCTTGTTCGGGGCGCTGTATACGCCAAGCAACGTCGTGCCAATGTAAAACCCTATCTCCTTGATGGCGTATTCAAGCTCACCATCAAATACCCCCGCCATTCGAATGCTTTTGCCACCATCTTGGTAATCCGAAATAGCAATGCGCTCTTTTTCATCACTCAATTTTGTTTGGGTTTTAGAGGGCGTATAGGCGTTTGAGCCAAACGCCATGTGAGTGATTTCGGCTTTAAGCCCTTTGTCTTTTGCTGATAAGCAAGCGGCAAGGCCAGCCTCGGTAAATTGCAGTGTGAGTGCCATTACACAACTCCCGTTAATTCGTGTTCAGAGATGATTAGTTGATGCGACACCGCCGCAAGCCTATGGGTAAACAACAATTCGTCAGGTAGCACTGGGGATAACAGGTAATCGGTATCGATGCAGTCGATACGGTGTTCGATACCAAATACGCCAGCTAAAGCAATAACATCATCAGGGCGAACGCCATTTGAATCGGCATCGATATCTGATATCCCAACACTAGGGCTAATGCCTGCAGCGACAGTCAGCGACTCTTCAAATGCAATACCCAGCTCAACATCAAAGTGAATTGAGCCGCGCTTTGAGTTACGAATGGCCTCTGTCACCATGGCGAGCATTTTGGCGGTGATTAGTCCATCGTTATCATCGGTGATGTTGTCATTCACCAAGGCGAGCACTTTCATAGTGCCGCGCACATTGCTGCCCGCGCTTTCCCACCATTCGAGTATGTTGGTTTTAATACCTAGGCTGTTAAGCGCCCGCTGCACCGCGTATGGAGTGCCTTTGAAGCGATGGATACCAAAAGCATCGTTAACCACCTGGCGCTTAACGCTTTCAGGCCAACTGTCTGCCCACTGGTCAACTGAATAAGCCCATGCGAGCCATGGCAATAAAGATAACGGGCAGCGGAACGGGTCCCAAAGATCAGCAATAGACAATGGTAAATCCAGCGAACTGGCGATCACTTGCTCAATATCGCGCTCAAGCTGGGATGCATTAGGTGGCAGTAATGAGGAAACTCGATTATTCACCGACGCCCCCAATCGAAATATTAACGCTGGTGCAATAGGCTGCTTGATGGTCAAGCACTGTGATATCAGCGGATGGGCTAATCAGATTAACGTTATTGACGCCACTTTGGTGTAGCGCTTTATATATTGCTGAACGGGTAATATCAGCCCCCAAACGGCGCTGTTCTTTTTGATAGAGTGCTAGTGCTTGATTAGCCGCTGCTAACACCACTTGTGCATCTGGCCCCGGCAACAGCTGCAACACGGCTTGCACACTGTAATTAACAATGCTCGCGCCTTGAATGGTGACTCTATCGCCCTGCGGCCGCACTTTTGAAGGGGTATTTGACTGTGATAAACCGTCGGCACTCATGCCAAAAACGTCACGTACCTTAATAAGAAGCTCATTGCTAACTGTGCCATTACCCTCGATAGATAGAATGGTGACCACCATTTCACAGGGTTCAGGACTCACGGCTTTGGCATCAGCCACGCGGGGATCAGCGCCCAGTGCAAAAAAGATATAACCGTCGATACTGCCCGCAGTATTTAAGCCATCAAACGCCATTTGCACGCGGCGTTTAAAGGATTGCTCATCCTCTAAAATTTCGGGGATTGGCGGTACTGCAGTTGCATCCCCTGCTTGGATAACTAATGGCGCTAGGTCATAACGTGAGCCTAATGCGATCAAATTATTACCCGTTGATGAGGCTAAAATATTACCGCGAGTGGCATCATTAATTTGCGCAACCAAGTGCATTTCACGATAAGCAAATACCTGCAGTAATTTGGTAACAGGGTCGGATTCTAGCGCCACCACAGCTTCATAGCTTGGGTCGATATCAATCAGTAAATCTTTAAGCGCTGCAAAGCGCTGCTCAAAGCTCAGCGGCTGGATAATGTCAGGCACAGGGACTTTAGATAAGTCGATTAACTCAGCCATAGATGACCTCGAATGATTGGGCGCGTTGGGTGTCGATGCGGTCAGTCACTAAATTGAATTGCACCTTGCCATCGCTGCCTCCGCTGAGGATTTCAATCTCTGTAATACGAATACGCGGCTCCCAACGGGTTAGCGCGATAACTGCCGCCGCCATAAGCTGCAGCTTTACCGCGGCGCTTTGGGGCTGATCGATAAGTTCAAAAATAGCGCTACCATAGTCGCGACGCATCACGCGCGAACCCAGTGGCGTGGTTAATATATCTTGGATACTTTGGCTGATATGCTGCGACTCGCTAATGCCCTGACCAGTAAAGCGGTTCATGCCTTGCCAGTTTTTATTGGTGCTCATTGCGGGCCTCCAGAAGTGCCGGAGCCAGTATCGACACCGCCATGTTTATGGGTGCCAAACTCAATGCCGTCGATGCTTACGCCGCCTGAGTTGGTCATCTTGCCGTTGTGGTCAATTGCACCAGTAACCTTGGCGCCCTGTTCGACAGTGAGCTTTTTCTTTACCAGCACATTGCCCGTAAACTCCGAATTGGGGCAGTCGATAGTTACCCGCTCGCTCGCCTGTACGGTGACGGTTTTGATACCAGTCACTTTAAGCGCGCTAGTATCTGGGTCGTACTCAATTACCGCGCCATCTGGATAAACAGTGCGCTCACGATTAGCGTTATCGTCTGGCTCTGGGTTTTCATCGCTATAAAGGGCAGGAAGAATGTAAGCGTTGGTAAGGTCGCCGCTAAGTGAGAGCAGCATAACTTGCTCGCCAACTGTAGGGCGCCAACTGGTTTTTGCGGTGCCGGCACGGCGGGTAAAAAAGGGGCGAAACTGGGTAACTAACTCACCCGTTTTTACGCGGCACAAATTGCCCTTTACTTCGGCAACGGTGCCAATGCGTAAAAGGTTATCGATACGGCGTGTAAGTTCGGCAATCGCGGCGGTCGTGTTCATGCGGCTATGGTTGCCAGTTGTCTGGCTAGCCGCTAGCGGTTTGGGTGGTATGTGGGAAGTTATAACCCAAGTTTAGATAAATGATCCACAATGGCATCTTCAATCATATTTAGCTCTTCCTGAGTGAATCCCAATAACTCCCGCTTAGGATAAGTGATTTCTTGTGAGCCAATACGATCCCTTAGTCCGTAATGGTGAATGCGTGCCACATGATTGGCGATGCTTTCAAATTGAACGGAGGCCTCGTTTGGACTCGCTTTTGCTTTTAGCCACTTTGTTTTGATTAAATTAACAAACATCCTGTTTCGTATCTTGCTGTTTCTTCCATATGCGTACTCCTGACCAGTTGTTAAGCCTTTATCAACTTTGGTGTAGCGCTCAATCCTATCCTTCCTAAAGGTTCTTATATCCCCTCTAAATCTATCAAACCCAATAATATACCGCTTACTACCTCGCCAACTTTTTAAATGCCTCTCATCGCCGAAGTACATGAACTTTATTTCACGGTTTGATTTCGGCCTTTTCCTTGCCTGATATTTCTCTCCTTCAGGGGAGAGGTTTAATCGAATTCGTTTAGCTTGTGATGCCCGTAGTTTGCGGGAGATGTCTTTCGAAATCTCCTTTCTTGCGCTTGGCGTTAAACTCTCAATTAGTCCATCTAAGACTTCATTTAATCTTGATAAATTGTCGGTGGCCATGGCACTTCAACCCCATTTGTGTATAGCGTCCAATCTATTTCTTGATCATTAAATTGCGGCTCTGGCAAATGTGTCACTTCAAGATTTCCATCTGCAAGCGGCGCCACTTTAACTCGTTCCGTTAGCGATAACATGATTTCAATGTCTGCTGTGGTGTGACTCAATAAATCAACTCTGAATTTAAACCCTGACTCGCGCTTATCCGGGTTAAATAACAGTTCTGGCTGCTGTGTGGCGAGCCAGCCTAAAATCGGCACAATCAGCGTATCGGCATGGGCGGCATAGTCGGTCACCACTAAGACGCAGTTAAATTGATATTCAAAACTGAGGTTTTGCCCCGCGCCGGTGGCGATGATGTTGCCGTTCTCAATGAATACGTGCAAGCAGTCGGGGTTACGCTGCAAATGCGGCACTTGTTTGGATAGTAACTCGCGCAGTTGCGCTGGCTTATTCATGGCGCTGCCCTTTCGTCTGACCTAATGCCTTAGCTTTTTGTTTAGTTTGGCAGTCGATAATCATATCGATTTGCGCGGCGCACTCATGCCATGCGGCTTCACAGGTGTCGAGCTCACTGCTGATCCCCTGATTGCTGATGGGGTTGCTCGCGGGTAACTGGCACGGGATCACGAGTGGACAACCAACGACGGTACTCTGCACTGCCACTAATGGCGGGGCGCTGGTGCAGCCGGCGAATAGCATCAGGCAACTGAGCATCAGCCCAGGCTTTAACATCGCTAAGTTCACGTTTTAACTCCTCGATTTTATTTTTCCGGTATTGGCTAGTGCTGCTGACGGCTGCGAGTTTGGCGCGCAGCTCCGCCTGTGCTTGTTGGTTATCTGCAGCGAGTTGTTTGAGGTCGAAATAGGATTGTGACGTTTGTGTAAGTGATAACACCAAGGCGCCTTGATGCTGTTGCAGCGTGGATAACTGATTGCTTTGATAGCGGATAACCGCCACCAAGCCCAATAAGGTCGCCAGTGCAGCGACCATAAGATAAGGCATAATTGGCTGAGCCGCGCGACTAAGCCACGTCCACATGGCCAGTATCCTGCGTGTTTGCATTAAAAACGGTGTTAAACTGCTGATACGCCCGCGCTAATTTAATGTCGTAGTCATTTTCTTTATAGGCGGGACCGTTGTAGCGCTTGGCAAACTCTGCCCACTTACGCGCTTTGAGTGCTTTATGCAGCACAGGATCCGCCTCGATAAATTTAACTAAGGCATTAAGCTGCTCACCCTCCGAGGTATCCATGGCCTGCTTAAATGCCTGCGGTGATGGATAGCCCAAGGTTTGCCAATGAAAGCCCATAATCTGAAACATGCCCCAGCTGCATGCGCAAATCGCGGCTTCTGGATTCAACTGGTACGCAATAGCAAAACGCTGATATTCGCCACTGCCGCCGGTATACCCGCCACGAGCTTGGTTGCAAATATTTGGATACTTAGCGGCGAGTTCTACTGCTGCGGCACCTTGTTCTAATAGCTCGCGATAAAAGACATGACGCTCAAATAAAATGCTTGGCCTGCCGCAAGTGAAAAAGCCAAAGCCGTTTGACTCGACCTCGGCCACGCTGGCCATGGCGGCAAACGAGACGCCAAGTCGTTTAGCCGCTTCGATAAGCTGAGTGGTTTGAATAAACTTGCTGCGGCTTTCGCCGGCGAGTAATGCCAGCGTTCTTACCCCCGCGTAGCCGGTGCGGGGTAAGTCGTGTTTATCTTGAAATTGCTCGATAGCCTTTTGGGTTGCATCGCCAAACCAGCCATCAACAACTAATGATGCGCCTGCAGCATTAAGCTTTAACTGTAAATCGCGCACTGCAGTGCCATTACTGCCTTTTCGTAGGCTCATGTCAGTTTCCTCATTGAAGTTTTAATGTTTGACGACGTTCGCGCTTTTCTGGCTTTGGCGCCAATTTCAGTAAGCTGGCCACATTTCCCCGCGCCTGAAAGATGGCTATGCAGAGGATGGCTTTTAAAAACACCTCCGCATAACTGGGCGTAGAGGTCACACCATAGAGGGTGAGGATGACCTCAGCCCCAGCAGCGACAGTGATAAGATAGGCGCAAATACTGATAAAGAGACGGTGCCGGCCAGTTCGTACAAACAAGGCAAGACGCAACACAATCAGACTGCAAATAATGGCGTTGATGATCAGCATCATTTCCCCCTCAGCCCACGCAAGGCATTGAGCCAACTCTCTGGGTTGTTTGTTAGTTTCATCAGGTACTGCAGCATGCGAACAACACACGCCGATGAGATAAGCGCTGCCATTCCCATGTTGACCTGCAGTGAATCTGGCAGCACTGCGCTGAGCGCGTTCGCCGCCCAATTTGCGCATAACACACCGCCTAAAAAAGACACCACAAATAAGCCCACGCGCTGTAAATTGCCTGAGGTATCGTTGGTGATAATAAACAACACCGCCCCAGTAAAAGCGCCAATCATCACCGCGGGCTCGGCTCCTGGGACTAATGTCAGAATGCTGGCAGTTGCCACTGCCGATGTTGCTGAAGTTGCTGAAATTGGCTCGCTCATCATTAATCCCATAGTTGAATAAAATTAGACTTGGTGGGCGTTACTGCTTGCACTGGTAATTGCACCACGGTGCCATTGGGTAACACGGGCCCAAGTGCTGCTAAATGCGGATTGCTATCGAGTACTTGCTCTGTGATCTCACCCGTGGCGCCAAGGTAGCGATAACAAATTTTATCGACGGTATCACCCTCTATACTGCGCACTGCCTGCAAGCTGCTCATTAAATCAATTCCACCGTGACATGGCTTTCGCCCAAGATGTCGCGAATAGCAAAACGCGCATCACGGCGCAGATCGGTAATGCTGTCAGTGAGTTCTTCGCCCGCCTTTAACCCTTTGGCCGTGCTATCAAAATCGCTGTAACGCTCAATAAGATTGGCTTTGGTGAGGCAGTACACTGCCCGTAAATACAATTGCAAATAGATGCTCTGACCATTGATTTGCTCGGCAGGCACTTGCACTAGGCTGTCAAACCCCAAGAGTTGATTTCCAATACGCCAATTTTTGAGGTCACTGTTGACCTGCAATGCCGCATTGATTACTGCATGCTCAAGCCGTTCATTGGTCACTGTGCCATCGAGGCGCATTGTTTGGCGTAGCACATCAGGCTCAATATCTGGCCAAAATGGACCGTTAGTGATGATGCTTGCTGTGGCGCTTGTGGCTGGTGCGATAAAGCTCATACTGACCTACTTGCGGCTAGGTTGTGCGGTGGGCTGGCGTAAGTAGTGGTATCAACTATCGCTACTGGCCAGCGCCGCACGGGTTGCGAGGGTCGCTAGGTTAACCAGCACTGCCTGCCGTTGCCGGCGCTGTGCTTTCGGTTGTTTGTTTGTCGACGTTCTTTAGTTCTCGAGTGAGTTTCTCGATAAACTTTTTCACGCCCACTTTATCGTTTAAGGCCAACGCCTTTTGGTAGGCATCGAGTGCTGCATCAGGTCGCCCTTCTGCCTCATAGGCATGCCCAAGTTGACGCAACAACTTAGCGCGCGCTTCGTCGTACATATCGCACTCGGCCGTCAGTTGAAGCGTGGCGTTAAGTTGCTCGCTTTTGACTGGGGTGTCTGTTTCAATCAAGCGCGCGGCGGTTTCGGCAATTTCTTCGGCAATGGTGCAAGCCAGATTGCGCTCAAAGCGGTCAGGCATCACTAAGTCATGCTTGAGGGCGTAGGCAGCTAGCACTAATGCGCGGTCAATATTGCCGACATCGATATGCCATAACAGCACTGTGACGAACACTTCATCTTGCAGGCCTTTATCGCCCGCAATAGTGCCATCGATATAGGCATCGTATTCGGGTAAGAATTGCGATTTTGCCTGCAGTTTACGTGCGAGCGCCTGCACGGTTTTTAAGATGCGGCGATGTTCAGTGAGCTGCATGAGCATGAGTTCATAGGTATTTTCGGAGCGAACTGCTAAGGGGGACTCAGTCCCCCGCGCTGCCGCCAATACGCTATGAAAGCGCTTATGGGCGGGTGATGTCATTATTAGGCTCCCATCTGGATATTTTCGGCAAACGCTGTGCAGCCATAATCTTCCACTACATAGGCATCGTTTGATGATTCGTAGTTTTCAATTTGGTCGCGTTTAGGGTTATCGATCACGCTGCGACGACGGGCGCCTTCTTGCCAGTAAAGACTTAAGTTATCCAAGCGTGTGACTAACACGGCGTTAGCTGGGAAATGTGGCACACGCACCGCGCCTAAACCGCCAATGCGTTTTTGGCTGATGATCATGTCAGCGGCCATGGTTTCCGTAGGGACGTTGTCTTTGTTGATAATCGGGAAGTACTTATCAGCCAGCAGCTTACGGCCACAAATCACAACCAGCTCAGTGTCGTCTTGGTGCCATGGGTCAATCATGTTGTTAACCATGTCATACACCAATGCATCGAGATTGGCGTAATCGGTGCCAATAACAATCTTGCCTGAACCTTCTACCACTTCGGCCATATGGCGCTCTGGGGCAAATTCGCGGATTTTTTGCAGCCAGCCTTTGTTCACGTCCTGTAGCAACGGGTTCGCGGTACGGTTTGAGGTGGCCGCGCGGCTAGTGCCGTTAAAGCCGATCATAATGCGGTCGAGTGCCTGTTGTTTCAAAATGGCATCGCGGATGCGCGCCTGAAAGTCAGGGAACTTAGCCCACATATCGATTTTGCTGTAACGCAACGCAGTATCAAAGTTGGTCTGGGTACAGTCGTAGCCATGTGCATCTAAGTTAGCGGGGTCGATAGCTTGACGATCGCCTTGGGTGGTATCTGTAGTACTAGCAATCGTACCTGTGACACCTAAGCCTAACTTTTCACCAGATTTTTCGGTGACCGGCACCACGTTAATCTGGGTTAAAAACTGCGAGCTTTCTTGCATCCGTGTTTCAAGCGTTTGCTGAACGCTTGGAGCAACGGTGAATTTTGTTTCTGCCGTTTCAATGCTGTTTAGCGTCGCGACCTGAGCTAAGTAGCCATTGTAAAGGGTACGGGTGGTATTGCGCATGTTTGCTCCTTAGCAATCGGTTTTAATGTTGTTGTCGCCACCGGTTGCGGGCGAACGTCGTTGGCCTGTTGGCTCTTCTTTTTCGAGCTGCGCTTTAAGCGCATTAAATTGGCTGCTGAGCTCGTTGAAGTCGGTTTGCAACTTATTGAAGTCGTTAGCTGATTTATCAAGCTTGGTGGTGAAATCCGCGCCTGTGTCGGCAACTGTTTTGGCAATTTCTTCAACGGCTTGATGCACGTCCGCAAAGTCGTTTTTAGCGTCGGCCTTGCTTTTGCCTAACAGTGCTTTGACTTTGGCAAATAGACCTGGCTCGTCGCTGATGTCGTCAAATTCAAGCTCCACTTCAACGGCTGAGGTAAACAGGTTTTCTGGGCGCTGCTTGCGGGATGTGAGCGGGTTGTCTTTGCAGGTTGCTGAGAACGCTAGCATTTCGGTGCCTAAGGATGCAGGGGAGTCTGTTACCGCTAGGCCCACTAACCCACATTTGCCCGTTTTGGCAAAGTCGGGATCAATTTCGACACTGGTATAAACCTTTTGGCGGTTCTTGTTCATTGCCACCAGTTCTTCGGTTGGATCAATTTGGGCAAACAGTGTCAGCTTGCCATCAACTTCCTCAGCCTTTACCGCGGTAACATCACCATAGGCTTTAAATGGACTATCTGGCGTAATACCACGGATGTGCTCCATCCAAATTCGGGCGCCATATTTGGCGGTGTTGTAGGTGTCAACGATGTCTTTAATCCACTGGCGCTCAACGACACGGCCGTCGGTCGTATGTCCTTCGGTGAATACGCGGAAAAATTTCGATTTCTTAGCCATTTTGTCGCCCTTAAGGGTTGAATGAGGTCGGTTAACTGCTGCCTGTATGGTCAAGAGCGCGGCTTTTAGTTGCAACGGCTTAGGGCGGTATAAGGAAACCGATACCGCTTAAACAACAGGGTTTTCGGTATTGGCCTATTTACACTGGCGCCATGAAACTGAATCCCGATAGCAATCAACGTCAATACGCCAAGAATCTCTTTTGGCAAGGCTGGCACGTCCGCGAGATTAGCCAGCATTTGCAGCTGCCCGAAAGTACCGTATCGAGTTGGAAAAAACGTGATGCGTGGGAAGATGCCAAGCCTATCGACCGCGTGGACAGTGCGCTTGAAATGCGTCTGTTACAGCTCATCAGCAAAGAGAATAAAGACGGTAAAGACTTTAAAGAGATTGATTTGCTCGGGCGGCAGCTCGAGCGCATCGCCCGCATTACTCGTTATCACAATGGTGGCAATGAAGCCGACTTAAACCCGAATGTGCATAACCGTAATTCTGGACCGAAAAAACAGCCGGTGAAGAACTATGTGAGCGAAGAGGATTTGGAAAAGCTGATTGAAGCCTTCCAAAACTCGATGTTTGCCTACCAAAAAGAATGGTACACCGCAGGCTTAACCCAGCGTATTCGCAACATCTTAAAGTCGCGCCAAATTGGGGCCACCTACTATTTTGCCCATGAGGCGATTATTGATGCCCTAGTAACGGGCCGTAACCAAATCTTTTTGTCGGCAAGTAAAGCGCAGGCTCATGTGTTTAAGCAGTACATCATTCAGTTTGTGAAGGATGTAACCGGCATCGAACTCAAGGGCGACCCGATTGTGCTGCACAATGGCGCCATTCTGTACTTTTTGGGGACGAACGCACGAACAGCGCAGTCTTACCACGGCAACCTGTATTTGGATGAGTACTTCTGGATTCACAAGTTTCAAGAGTTTCGCAAGGTCGCTTCTGGTATGGCACTCCATGCCAAATGGCGCCAAACCTATATATCCACCCCATCGTCAATTACCCACGATGCCTACCCGTTTTGGACTGGCGCGCTATTTAACCGTGGCCGACCTAAGGCCGATCGTATTGAGATAGATGTGAGTCATCAGGCATTGGCTAAAGGCCGCAAATGTGAAGATGGCCAATGGCGCCAAGTGGTCACTGTTGATGATGCTATCCGCAAGGGTTGCAACCTATTCGACCCCGATACCATTCACTTAGAGTACAGCCCTGACGAATACGCCAACCTGCTAATGTGCGAGTTCATCGACGACACTATGTCGGTGTTCCCGATGGTGATGATGCAGCGCTGCATGGTTGACTCGTGGGAAGTGTGGACAGACTACAAGCCTTTTGCGCCAAGACCACTGGCGCACCGTGAAGTGTGGATAGGTTACGACCCTAACAAAGGCGGCAAAGGTGATAGCGCTGGTTGCATTGTGCTCTGCCCGCCTGCTGTGCCAGGCGGTAAATTCCGCGTCATTGAAAAACACCGCTGGAACGGCATGGACTTTGAAGCGCAGGCCAAGGCGATTCAAGATGTTTGCACCAAATACAACGTGACCTTTATCGGTATCGATACCACTGGACTTGGTGAGGCTGTGTATCAGCTGGTTAAGAAGTTCTTCCCGCAGGTCACGCCATTCCAATACAACCCCGTATTGAAAAGCCAAATGGTGATCAAAGCTTATGACGTCATCAGCAAAGGCCGCTTGGAATATGACGCGGGCTGGACTGACCTTGCCCAAGCCTTTATGAGCATCCGCAAAACCTTAACCGCCAACGGCAAACAAGTGACTTATGAGTCCGCTCGCAGTGAAGAAATCAGCCACGCCGACATCGCGTGGGCAGCAATGCACGCACTTTACAATGAGCCATTGGATACCAGCGGCTCGAGTACTTCGACTTTGGAGATTTACGAATAATGGCAAAATATAGGAAGGCTCAAACTATGCCTACTAAACCACAACAGCATAGGCAGCAAGAGCAACGAATTGAGACCTTTACCTTTGGTGAGCCTATGCCAGTGCTGAGCCAACGGGAGATCTTCGACTATCTTGAGGCCATGTCTAACGGCAAGTACTACGAGCCGCCTTTGTCCTTGACTGGCCTTAGTCGGATTTATCGGGCGTCGGTGCACCATGCCAGCGCGATTCAGGTAAAGCGCAATATTCTTAAAAGCTGCTTTATTCCCCATCCAAAGCTTAGCCTGTATGAGTTCAGCGCCATTGTTCTCGATTATCTGGTTTTTAATAATGCCTATGTGCAGGTCATTAAGAATCGCTTGGGGGGTGCGTTGAAGTATCAAGCCTCGCCGGCTAAATACACGCGGGTAGGTGTTAAACCTAATCAATTTTGGTGGGTGCCTAACTTTCACGAAGAGATGGAGTTTCCTGAATCAACAATCTTTCACGTAAAGGATCCAGACTTAAACCAAGAGGTTTATGGCATTCCCGACTATGTGGCCAGCATGAACTCATCACTGTTAAATGAGAGCGCGACACTGTTTAGGCGTCGGTACTACGAGAACGGCAGTCACGCTGGCTTTATCATGTACCTCACTGACTCTACCGTAAATGAGAACGATGTGAGCAAGTTGCGTGAGTCGCTTAGAAACAGTAAAGGCCCGGGTAACTTCCGCAACTTGTTTTTGCATGCACCAGGTGGCAATAAGGACGGGATCAAATTAATCCCTGTGGCAGAAGTTGCCGCTAATGATGAGTTCCTCAGTATTAAGAACGTCAGCCGTGACGACCAATTGGCATCACACCGCGTACCGCCTCAACTCATGGGGATTGTTCCCAATAATACCGGCGGCTTTGGTGATGCCGGCAAGGCGGCACAGGTATTTGATGCTAACGAATTGGATTGTATTCGCCAGTCACTACTCGCTATCAACGACTGGGCAGGTGAAGAGGTTATTCGCTTTAAGCCGTATCAATTAGCAACTGAAAGCAGCAAGCAGCCTTACTTGCTGGCTGATAATGTGTAACTAAACAACAAAAAGATGTAACTAAAAACTACACTAGCAAACTGTTAAAAATCTACCGCCTTCGGGCGGTTTTTTATTGCCTTTTCTTGCTTGTTTTTTGAGCAAAGCCCTTTATAAAACCATCAATTTAAAGCTCATAGGAAGCGATTTAAAGCGATAACTCGACTTGATAACCATTTGACGGCCTAAAACCTCTTTTTGGTGCTCCGCATCAACTACGACCCCGAGCGCGCGTTCAAACCCCCGCCACGCCTGCCCGCTTTATCGGGTGAAAAAAACGCAAAAACGCGATCCCTTAAAACCGCGCCAGCGCTGGCGGCTTTCAGTGATGTAACCCAGTTACAAAAAACGCAAAAAAACGCATTAGCGATCATTTAGCGATCCCGCGATCAATTAAAAAGTTAGATATGTTTCTGTAGGGGTAAAGCTTGGTGCAATTAGTCACTAAGGAGTGGCGTTCCAACTCCTTAATGGCCTTTATCACACCTTACTATTTAGCAAGCTCCCGCTTGTTCTGCTCCGTAAGTTGCTTGGCTTTCGGTGTACTTATCTCCAGCATCAGATGAAAGCTGCTCAATGAGACCTTTACAGGAGAAACCTTGCATATCGAGGTATTGCTTCGCAGATTTTACTGCGTTTTTATTCCAATCAACGTTCAGGCTATCAACCGCTATCGTTGCATCAGAAACGTTATAACCTTCACCATACTCTGATGAGAGCTGCTCAATCAGTCCGTCACGCGAAAAACCTTGCATACTGAGGTATTGTTTTGCAGACCTTACAGCATTTTTTTGAGGCCCTGTTAGGCTGTCGGCTAATACAGGTGCAGCAGCAAACAAAGCGGCAATTATTGTTATTTTTAAAACATCCATACTAATTTCTCCATGTGTAAGAATAAAAAGCTTGCACTCAATTTTTACACTACTTATTTAGTGTGATTTTTGCAATTCATCATTTGACGGATTTCTATGACCGTCTGTCAATAGCGGCCGATACCCGCTATCTTGTTTTGCTTCAATGATCCGCCGCCTTAACTCGTCAAAGTTCTGCTCACTTTTACTCTTTTGCAGCGCAGCATACTGCATGGCCAAGTCCGCTTTTTTGTTTAGCAACATTAATGCCTGGCTAAAATGCTGCTGGGTAACATGAAAGCGGGCGTAAGCTCTTTTTGCTGGCAAGCCTTCAACTAAGTGAGCGCGGAGCGCATTTTTTTTATTTTCGCTGGTGATGCCAGTAAGCTTAAGCAGTACTTCAAACTGCTCTGCAGTCTCACAACCTTGAATCAGTGTTTTCAAGCTAGGCCTCCATAGTTTTAATTGTCTATAGCCAGCAAAGCGGCCATCACGGCTTGGCGTTCTGCTGCAGGCAATGCTTCAAAGTTTTTTGCCCATCTTGCTGCTTTACGCTTTATTCGCTGGCGATCAGTAAAATCCTTTCCCGCAAACGAATGGTAATGCTGATCACCAGGATGAAAGCTGCACCATACTGTTTCCGTTCTCACTCCGCCGCGTGTCATAGCCTGAAAGTCTTTGCTATACCAATCAGCTAGCTCCGTGTCATACAAATGATTTCGGTAACCAGAAATGATGATAAAAACACCCTTAAGTACTGCTAAATGCTTAACAACAGTAAGCAGCTCTGCATGATCCGCATCAGTGAGCTCGTTTTTATATCTTGCATTGCTTGTTCTGGTTGAGTGCACATAAGGCGGATCAAGATAAATTACCGTTTTGCTGGTTGGGGTAAATGTCTTTAGCCAGTGGATGGCGTTAGCGTTGATGATGTTCATAGACAGATTTAGATCTGCCGCAGCATGGTTAAATTTATCTATGACACATGGGTTAATTTCGATACCGATGTTTTCTAACGCTGGCGCTTTACGACGAATGATTGCACCAGTGCCGAGGAACGCCTCGATATAAGTGTCATGTGGCGGCATCAAGTTAATAATGGCCTGAAAAACACCACTCCCATTTTTTGCACCTAAATAGCTTTGCTTAGCATCTGTCATAGATATTTCCGTCCATGGCCAACATAGACATTGGCGTCTGTACTCGATACCGCTGGTACCGCAAAGTTATATTTGTCTATGGTAGTTTTCCCCCACGACTGCATTTCTGAGACAAGCTCATCGAGCGGAAGATCCCTAATTTCGTGATATCGATATGGTTCGTTACGCAGTTGGCCATCATCAACCCACCATTCCCCGCCATCGGCATCCATCACCCGACAACCATCGAACAGTAAACGCTCAATGTTGGCAGGATCCGTAATCCCCACCTGCGCAAGGTGCCTGATAATTCGACTATCAACCTCCTCCAAAACAGGGTCTGTACAGTTATTCCTACAAGTCCAAGGAGAGCCAAAAGCCGAAGGCAACAGCGCCATACTCCACTTAGGCATAGCTTCTTTGAGTTCTTTTCTTGAAAGGCGGCTTTCGGCATTCATGGCGCGGTTAACGGTGAACAAGTCATTGCGGCGCTGCTTAAGTGCCTTGTATGCGTCTTGCTCTTCGTCAGTCGCCTTGCGCAATTTCCAGCGCTCGCCACGGGTGATGAGCAAGCGCTTTTCACCAAAGGCAATGCCGCTAATGCCTTGTACGCGCTTAGTGGCTTCACCGTATTGGTTGCCCTCAGGGGTTACGTCATAATTGAGCGAAAGCTGGGCATGTTTCATGGCCTCTTCATAGCCTTTCCAATCCGAGCTACAAGCCGCAGCCCTTGCTGCCTCAATCTCAGGCGATTGCGGGCCAACCTTTAAGCGGCGTAATTCGCG